CTTGTTATAGTAATATCATCTGTTGAAATAATTGATACCAAAATACTCAAGTTATTATCAGCATTTAAGTACAACGATGATGACGGGACACGATACCCGTTAATAGTAACCCATAGTCTGTCAACATTATTTTGTTCCCAAATACTATCAACTACAAATATTTCATCTATCCACAAATAACCACCTGATGTATATGAAGATATACTTGTAACCGGATCATTGACATCACCTATGGCAGACAAGTATGGTGTATTATACAAATCAATTTGTGTGTCGTTAATCACGTGGACATAGTAAGTATTGTTGTTCAATTGAATTGAGCCCAAAGTACCGTCTATTCTTATTAATTCGTCACTTGCTGTCGGAGAAGCTAATCCATGCGGGCTACTAGTAGTAACACGTACTGCAGGTTGTCCACCTACATATGATATTATAACCCCAGAACCAGTCGTCAATGTAAATGTTGTGCCGCCCAATGTTGATGAAATAGTAAATGTACCATCATACGGGAATGTTACTGATTTTACGTAGTACACGGTGCCGTTTGTTAACACATTACCAAATGATGTTCCTTGAAATATAATTGTTTGATCTACAATGAATCCACTAGTATCGCTACAAGTTAATAAATTAGTACCTGCTGTGGTTGCAGTAACATAGGTTGTTACTATGGGTGCTGTTATTTCATTATTAATATTGACAATGGATGAAACAGTAGTTCCTGTTATATCATACTGAGTATTAAAAGCTTGACGTTCTGTTAGATTATAACTTGTTACTGCAATAGTATCGCTAGATGATGGAGTTAATGTAGTAAAAGTCAATGTATCTGCTGTATCGTTAATTGTGTATTCTGTGTCAGTAATACGAACTCCATTAATTTCTACTACTGCATTTAATGGGTTATCATCACCAATATAGTTGGTTAGAGCAAATGGCCCAATTGACCCGTTACCTTCAATTATTTGTACTTCTGGTATAGTATATCCATACTGGTCTGGGAATGTTTCACCAAATACAGTATAGGTTAGATAATCTGCAGTATCATCATATTGTGCCGCAAATATTATTTTTGCTGACGTGCCGTTATCTGCTATACCAAAGGCATAGTCATTAGTAATGCCAATCGCACCACCGGCTGCATTAGTCAATACTAATACTGCACCCCCGAGTGTTTCAGAAATAGTAAATTCATTAGCATCAATAATTGTTTTAATATAATAGATTACTTGGGGATCTATAACACCACCAAAAATTGTATTGCTAAACACAATTGGTTCACCTACTTCCATGCCACTAGTAGTATTACATGTTATGGAATTAGTAGCACTAGAAGTTTGAGTAACTCTATTAGTATGTCCTAATATAAGTTTAGTACCATTGTGATAAACTATAGGATCTGTCCAAGGGGCTCCACTTCCAACTTCTATTATAATATCCATTGAACCTATATCGCTAGTTAATACGAATGTAGGTCCTGCTACTCCTCCTGGATTAGTTTCTGATATTGTGATTTTATTTGTTACGTTACTTACAGTCTTAACATAATAATGGGTGTCAGCTACTATCCCCCCAAACACATCTCCGTAGAATATAATTTGATCATTTATTGTGAAATATCGTACATCATCACATAATATAGAATTTTCTGTGCTGTCTGTTTCTGTTGCAATAACATTGATTGGTGATGTACCGGGTATGATAACTCCGGATCCAGATGTAAGTGTTGCACTATAATTACAGTTTAAGTATATTTCATTAAATCCAGTAACATCATTGAGTCTAATAGGGTCAGTTTGACTATTAGATTTTTCTAATTGATCACCGTTACCAACTTCATATACTTCTACTAATAGTGAATCGCCTATAGGTAATGCACTTACTAATGTGATTGTTTTTAGCAACCAATCCACTGTAAATGAATCATAATATAATCGTGTTGCTAATCCAGTTGTTCCGTCAATTTGAAATACAGATAACTGTGCTGGTATTAAAACTAATCCATCAAAACTAAAGATTAATTGACCATTAGTAATCGGAGTTAGTGTCGTAGATACTACATTATATCCGACGTGTTGATAAGTCGCTACATCCCAATTTGTTCCCGGGCGAGTAGTAACAACCATTGTTAAATTATCAGTTACTACTCCAGGTACTAATTCTTCAGGACCATATCCTGATGTAAATGCATCTCCTTGAACATCATATACTGTGGGGTCAGTAACAAATATGTTGCTAATTGTCCAATCAATACCATTTATACTTTTAAGTATAACATTATTATTACCTGTAACAATAAATTCACTTAAATCACTATTCCATATTACGCTATTTAGATTTTCAGTAGTACCTGATGTTTCTACTGAAAATGTGCTACCGTCGTATGTTCCAATAAATCCACTTTCGCCAACGATAACAAATAGTCCAAGACTATCGGAATATACAATATCTCTTAGGTTTGCAGACCCGGTGCTAATATCATTCCAGTTACTGCCGTTAATACTTGTAAAGATAGCTCCGTTATTTCCAACAACTACAATAGTATTATTACCACTAGATGCACCATATAATGTTTCGGCTGATGCAGATGGTGTAATATTTGTCCATAATATTCCGTCTAAACTTTTTAATATAACACTTTGTGTTATTGTAGGGATAACACTATAATCAGGGCCAACTCCAACAGCAATAAAGCCATCAAAATTATTAATAGTTATTGCAGATACTCCGTATAAAACCATATCAGTGAAACGATATCTTTCTAACCATATATAAGCGTCACCACTAGATACAATATTATCACCAACAGCAACATAGATACCATTAAAATACGCAACACTATTTAGACTAGTGTTATCTATTGAAACTGATCCACTTTCTAATCCTGCAGTAGTCCAAACTATTCCATCAATGCTTACTAATATAGGAGTTACGTTATTTTGTGAACTCATAACATATTTTGAGTTTGCATACACTATATCAGTTAATGCTATTGGTTGACCTGCTACTTTATTAGATAGCCAAGTAGTACCAGTAGTACTATAAGTAATATCTGAGTATGTTGGAGAATTAGCAGGGGCAAAATATGTAGTACCGTTCCATAATATAGAGGTAACATCTACTTCAGTTGGACTAAACAATTGATCCTGTAAGATAGTATCTAATGTATATTCTTCTGAAGGAGGGAATGCATTATCTTTGTATGTACTATTAGGATAGATAATACCATCTACTAGTTGTGTCAAGTCTAGTCCTGGCATATTAATAGTTGGTTGATAATAACCTACAATTCTATCTAGTGCGTTTAATTTTCTACTATCACTACGCAATTCTTCCCATTTACCAAATATAAACTCTGTGTCATTGTTACTGATAATACATTGGTAAACTCTGTTATTATACTTAACAATACTTTGATTAAAGTAGAACGGTTCTGGTAATAATGCATAATCACCTGCAGTGAACGGGAAGTTTATTCCAGTTACTGGTATTTGTAATTGTGAATCACTATATACCTCGCACTCTGTTGTTGATATTACTTTTAAGTAATATTGTTCAACAATTTCAGGAGGAGTACCTGAATTAATTAATGATGTTACTTGTCCATTAGTTCCAATAGTATTAACTGTCATTACTAAATTATTTGTAGGAGTTGTGCCACCCAATGCTGTTCCTAATACAGTAAAGGTATTGTTAATTGCATATCCGGCACCTGCGCCAGTAATGTCAACACTATACCCACCTAATATCCAACTTACATCAAATGACGGACTTGATGTTGGATATTGTGTTAAGGTTGTGCTTGTTGATGCATTTGATAATGCAAGGACACCACCTCCCAAAGTTGCTGATACCTTGATGTAAGGTGCACCGGTTACTGTCATTGATCCTGTATCGTTACTCAAGGCAAGTGTTGCGCCACCCTGTGAGTCTGTGATAGTAAAATCAGTTCCATTAACATTTACAGTTTTGACAAAATATAATGTGTTTTCAATAGTTCCGCCCAATGTAGACCCTGTAAAGGTTATAGGCATATCAACGTAAAATCCAGCGGTGCCAGTAGAAATTAATACATTTGCTGATGTAGTTTGAATTACTTCAGTAGTTACTGTTCCTATATTTACAACATAATAAGTTGTTCCAGTACTTAATCCACCGTATGATGCGGCTACTCTAACTGGCATATTTACATACATGTTAGTTGTACCACCGGTTTCAGATTCTAGTGATAGATAATCTCCGTCAGCTAATGCATTCTTAATAGTTCTGGTAATTAAATTTCCTTGAGTGAATGCAGGAGAAGATACAGTAGTTGCTGATGTTGGATAGAATGTAAATTCTTGGCCAGTAACTTGTCCCGGGCTAACCGGTAATCCAACATTGCATGTCATTGATCCAGTAGCAGTTGTTAATTGTACTATATCTTTTTGATTTGTACCTGTACATCCTGTACCTGTACCCGCAGCCTGATCAGCTAGGCCAAATGTTCCACCATTTGGTACAGTAGATATTTGAAAATTAGTATCATTAATTATAGCACTTACATAATAAATGGTCCCGTCTGCTATATTACCAAATGTTGATACAGCAGATCCACTAACACTCATGCTATTAAATATAATAGGGTCATTGAATGATAAACCAGTTGCATCATCACACGTAATATAATCCGTACTAGCTGTAGTATTTGTAACACTAACCATTACAGGATCTTCTGTTGTAGACATAGTAAATGTTTCATCGTCTATTACAGTAGTAACATAATATCTCTCATTTTCAATGACACCACCAAATACAGTACCTACAAAAAATACTGGTAGATTTGTGTAGAATCCAGTAGTTCCGCCCAAGCCACTACCTGTTAACGGTACTGATATTCCATTAGTTATACTACTAGTAGCAGTTGCTGTTAATATGCCTGGATAGAATATAGTAACAACCGCTGTATTAGTAACTTCACCTACGTATCCAGTTAAGCCAGCTGATCCCAATATTGTACCCGCCATTGACAATACTGCCCCGGGCACTCCACTTGATATTGAAGCAGATAGTGTAAACTTATTTCCGTCAACTAACGATTTAATATAATAGGTAGTTTCTACTGTTATGTTACCGGTCACTGCCCCTATAAATTTAATTGGCATGCCAATATAAAAACCTATTGTAGGGTTAGTTATTGAATCACTATTAATAAGTGATGCTCCGCCATCAGAGGCAGTTATTGTTATTACATTAGTACTAGTATTAATGGCTGATACAATTCTTGTACGTGAACTCCAAATTATAACTTCAACGTTAGTAACATCTTCAATTTCAAAAACTGCGCCTGCCGCACTGGCTAATATAGTGTCAATGTCAGGTTGTGTTGACTGTAATCCAATACTTGAACTAGCTATTCTTTCTGAATTATTATACAATCCAGCATAGAAACTTCCATAAAATGCTCCGCCAACCCAATCAGTTAATTCTGAATTGTATGTTGTTCTGTCAAAACGTAATGTTATTTGATTCTCTCTTATTGGTAAAGAAGTTGATACACAACTTGCTCTTGCACTAACATTTAATACATTATTAACACCCAAACCAGTATCAAATAATATTACACGATCACTATCGTTAATAGCATCTCTGTAAGTAGTATATAAAGCAACAACAAATGTTGGCGTAGATTCTAAGACATTTACATAGTAGTACTGGTCAACATCTAATCCACCTACAGGAGTTGTACTTGTACCTATAGTGTATGTTATCAAATCACCTGTCTGTAATAATGGTGAAGGTAATGATATTGTATTTGATAACAAATTAACATCATCTGAAGTAAATGTTACTGAAACAGATGGGTCAATTATAATTTCAGGCAATACTGCATATCCGTCTCCCGGATCAATTACATCTACACGCAATATTGAATCTAAATTCATTACCACTTGCAATACTGCCACACGTCTTGGTTCCGGGTATATAGTAGTATCAATATATGCAACTACTCTAGGAGGTTCAGCATAACCACGACCACCGTTTAATACTAATATAGCAGGTAAATTTATTGTAATTATTTCACCCGGAATATGTACTGTTACTGGTGTACCATTCACACCTCGAGTTAATCCACTAAGTGTATTATTAGAACGATTAACATTAGAATAACCAATTAATTCATCACCAATTAATATTGTTCCATTGATTGGAAAGCCATATGCATTATCCACTGCCATAGCCGGCGAATTTAATGAAACATATGATGCTAATACTGTTATCTGATAATCATCAACACCAGTAATACCTAATCCATAATTATTAAACCATTCACTATACGGAGCAGTTTCCCATATAGGATCACTTGGTAAATATTGATTTGCACCACTTGGATTAGAATATACTAATTCAGGAGTAATAAACTGTTGAATATCTGTATTATATTGTGCGGGCAAATCAAAATCAGTTATTGTTCCTGCGTATAAATCAGAACCAGTATACTTAAATAAGAACTCTTTAATAACTACGTGATACGGTTTAACTTCATTGATATAACCAGCTAAAAAGTCTTGATTATCAGATTGAAATACTTCTAACGGTAATAATTCACGTATAGTATGCCCAACATCCATAAATGATGTTTTATTTAACCATGGTAAATAATTTTGTGATTCAATTGTTTCACTTTGAATGAATTCAAATAATAGAATTAAACTTTTATTTCTGAAGATTAACAATTCATTGGTATAAATTTCTTCATTCAATGCTCTAACTATGCTACGTGTTTCTTGTGATGGATATGTATCATATGGTGTAGTATCAAAGAAATTATCTCCAAATCCTAATCTGGCTGTAGCATAATCCCATAAATTACTACTAAACTCAATCGTACCATCTTGTAATCCAATACGGTCCCATGTATTTAAATTAGTATATACATATGTTTCTGATTTTCCATCTCCGTTTGCCGCAACAGTAACAATTAAACCAGCTGTGGCATTTATTGTTGCTAAGTCAGCATATATAGGAACTTGTAATGCTGATTTAGTATTATCATCATATCCAGTTGCCCACCAATTAATATAATACCAATAATCAGGTGTGGCATAAAATGGTAATACACTACCTGACCAATTAGGATTATCTACTGTCGACGGATTAGTTGCACCTTCAGTGAATAAGAATAATGACCTACGTGTTTCACTTATAGGGTATTGTGATAATATTTCATTAGCATATGTTAAATAATTTTTCAATGCAAGTAATCTATCGACAAAGAAACTTTGTCTTGGTCTTGCATATATACCATATTGTACTGGTTTAGGTAAGAATGGATCAGGAACTACTGCACCAGATTCATCCACACCGCATAAACTATCTAACATCCTATCATATAATGATTCAGGAACATCAGCTCCATTGGTAGTAGGTAATCCAGGTAAGAAATCATCCGCATAATTAGTACGAATTAAATTGTATAAACTATGTGATACATCATCATTTGTTCCAGTAGAATAACCAATATGTAATACTGTATCATTGGCATTGATGTTATTAGCACAATTATATAAAGCAAATATGTCTTGTTCTAAAGGAACAAAATAACTTATACCAGAATTAATAGGTGATGCAATATACGATTGAATAATACTATCTGCTAATGTTTTACCACGCAGGGTGAATATAATATTAGTATTTCTTACCCAATAGAAGTATACAGGAGTTAGTACACCAGTTGCATTTAAGGTATATTCAATTGAATAAGTGTCAACATTATATGGCGTACCCGGACCTGCATATGATATCGGAAGAGTATTACTTGTTATCCAACTATAAACCGTTACATCGCTACCCGGAAAGATTTGTCCCCACCATTTACTATTATATACAATATCATTTTGATGATAGTTTACAAATCGTGTTGTGCTTGTATTAAACCATATTTGCCCAACCTGTGATGAGCCCCATACCATTGACCCTTGAGTATTATTAGGACTGTTATATCCAGCTGGATCAACATTAGATACTACATCAATATTTTCTCTAACTGACCCTAATATTTTACCTTGCAACGGATCAATGTAATCTAAATTATCTAGTGTGTCGTTGGTGATTGCACTATACAATTGTATGTTTTGAATTCTATTAATATCAACTATTGGGCTTGAACTTCTATATACGCTCCAATCAGGAGCTCCAATAGAATTGAAATATGTTATAATCTGTCCTGCAACAGTGTCTGGCTTAAAGTTTGGAGTGCCAATAACTACACGTGAAGCATTAAATTCTACTGCATGACCGTACATTGGTTGACTACCATATATTTCATTAATATCATTGGTACTTTGTGCATATACAAAATTACCACAATTTATTAATGATTCATTATAAACCGATAGATAATCAAACATATAAACTGCACCTGCATTTGCATACGTGTCTATCCATTGTGTAGTATTATTATCAAATAATGTATCGTTATCATAATCTTCATCATCGGTAGAATCAAATGTTGTTGCTTGATATCGTGTAGCAGTTGGTGCACTTACAACAAACGAATTAAATTCATTAAATTTAACCACATTACCAAATTGAGTTGTGCCTTGAACATGAGGATCAGTAATTACTTGTGTTTGAGTATAGGTACTAAATCCTAATTCAGACCATGTAGCTGTATCTAATACAGTAACATTAAGCTTATCGTTTGGTGACGCTAACGCATTATCTAATAAACTAATAATTAATTTGCCATCGACTGCGGTAGCTTGTAGATTTGTAATGTTTGCTTGATTAATTGCAGTAGCAACTACTGTTGCATTGCCGGCGGTTAATACAACCATATAACCATTAACTAAAATAGTTCTAGTGGTTGTAATGTTAGTAGCAGTAGTACCTATAATCATACCGTACTTACCACCGCCGTTAGTATAACGATATACAACACCTTCTTGATTTTGACTGTTTAATTCAAAAGGGGCGCCAACTAATATTTCAGTAGCATATGTGTTAGTATCTACACTAGTACCAAACTGTACGCCAATTCTAGGTGTGTTCTCAGTTGTGAGGGTTTGGGCTAACACAAAGTTATTACTACTTACCGTGATTATATCACCTGCGTTTAATCCTTGTACTATAGTAATAGTAGAACCTATATTAAAATATGTTGAATCATCAATTAAAGTTCCATTAACTGATACGTACAATGGTGTATCTTGTTGAGTTGCGGTCATTGACCCACTACCGTTATTTAATTGCAATGTTGATCCGCCACGTGTAGTAGATATAGTAAAAGTAGTTCCTGAAGGTTTAGCTAATACATAATAAACAGTGTTCAGTGCTATGCCGCCAAACACAGTACCAGTAAATGTGATTGGGTCACCTATAACAAGACTAGAACTACTAGCACATGTAAATCGATCTAACGTTGCATCACTTGCAGTAACAGTTATTGAAGTTGTACTAGGTGTCCAAGCTAATGTAAACGGTTGTGGTACATAAGTTATACTTGTATATTGTGCTTCAAAATTTTGAACTGTTCTATCATATACATAAGTGTAACCCCAATTTTCAGTAGAACCATCGTAATTTTGATCTGGTGTTCCAATTATAACAGTATCACCATAGTAATCTGTTGACAATGAGTATCCAAAGTTATCAGCATTAGTTAATCCCAAATCAATAGTAGCAGATTGTTCATATTCTTCTGTGACAGTTGAATAACGATAAACATATACTAGGCTAGTAGAGGATGTTACCGCTGATATGTATAACCAATTAGTATCTCCAGATATAGCAATAGCTCTACCCCACTCAGTTACACCGCCTGGTGCTGATATAGCAGATTGCAATGATTGTAATTCATCTACAGTAGTATTAACTACTAATTGATAAACATAAACTTCAGGTGTACCTGTAGGTTGTGACACCACAAATATGTCATTGGCATATGTAATTGTTGTACCAAACGATGCAACACCGGTTAATGTTTGCTTCAAATCATATCTATCAAACAATACATTAAAAGAATAGCGATATGTTACTCCAGCATCTGCATCACCAATTAAATAACCTAATGTATCGGTATATGCAACTGCACTACCAAATGATTCTGATCCATCTTTTACTAATTCAGAATCATACGTATAATTTATACTCTTACGATATACAGCCCAATCACCATCATTATTTGTATCTACCCAAACTTTATTCTTAACAAATTCTGTATTCAATAAAGGCAAATCAATGATATCACTAGGATTATCAACACGTTGTGATTGGAATCTAAATCCAATACCTTGACCAGTTACAATAGTAATTGACGGTGCCAATGTTACATTGACTAAAACACTATTGAGATCAATTACAGTATTAACTATATAATAACCATTCAAGCTATCATTAAAGTTTACAATTGCAAATGGTTGATATTTTGTCAATCCATGTGGATTATTAAATGTTATTGTCGCAGTACCATTTAAGTTATTTTTAGCAAATACAACAGCTCCTAAACTTGCAGGTGTCATTACTTGCCAAGTACCTTGATAATCAGCTATCCAAACATACTGACCTACATATAACTCTGATAAAGGTGTTAGTACACCTCTAGGTGATGTACTGTTTGCTAAGTTAAAATAGTAATATGCCGCAATACGCATATCATTAAAGTTAGCATAGCCTGCATACGGAAATAATGTCGAAGGCGTATCTGTTGGTAATAACGGCAATACATCTGTACTAGTTACCGGGCGTCCATAATTATATAAACTATATAACGGTACTTCTTGTTGTACTCCGGCAGTAGTTATCCCATTAGTTAATCCAACGATGCTAGGATTACCGGTTAATAAGTTTTGATTTAATTTGAAGTCAATAAAATTGCTGTTTAGTACACCACCAAACTCACCTGATTTAATAGCCCAGTTTTCATATATATCATAATTAATACCACCTTGTGGTAAGTTAGCGCCCTTGAATGCGCTGGCTGCGTTTAATGTTCCTTTATTCTTAATAAAGTTTTTATAAACGTTAATTTGTGTAATATCAGTTAGATCAACTAGTGCCAAATAATCACGTGGACGATATCCAATCAAACTGAAGCTTAATAGATCGGCATCATTTTCTAAGTTAGCACGATTTACATCATAGTATATTGTACTTTCATAAGAACGTGTACTTGTGTTTGGCAATAGTCCTTTTTGTATTTCGTTATAATCAGTTTCTTTCCACTCACGTTCTTCAAATAATTCCTTAGGTTGAATAATAGTGAGAGCTATCCAATATTTGTTTTTATACTTAACAATACTACCGGTTGTATATTTTACTGTTTTATCCCAATCAAGTACATTATCTTGATTCAAGACAAAGCCTTGAGCATCAATTGTACCATTCCACTCGGCTGTTTTAGCTCCACGCAATGTGATACGATTTTGACGTAAACCTGTAATTAAGTTATAAATTACATCATCAAATACAGTAACGTTATCAAATACGATACCATGTTCAAAATTACTAATGTTAAATTGTCCATAAGCAACTGTATCACCTTGATTTAATGGTTGTGCTGTAAACAATGTTCCATCACGAATTACGCTTAAGTCAGTACTTTGTATTGGATATAAGTTTTGATTTAATATAAAGTTTTGTCTTTGTAGTGTTAGTGGTTGTACAATATAACTATCTTTGTTAATAGAAATTAAATTAGATGCCGGATTAATATTAACAATACTTCCTACTTCCCACCCAGATTGAGCCCAATATAAGTATTCAGCTACCATTTGTCTCCAGCTAACTGTCAAGCCAGATTCAATTTGGTCAAACAATACACCTTGGCTAGCCAAATATCTTCCATAACCTTCTAAAAATTGTGATACTTGTTGTACTGTAATAAATTCAGTTCCGTATGCTACTACCTCCGGTGTAGTGTAATAGTCTCTAGCTAATTGTACACTTAATCCCTGAACTGATACTCTTTCATAGTTACCATTAATTTTAGGTGCTAATATTTTAAAATACGCATTGGTCTGACTATTACCATATACTTTGTAACCAGTATTTGTTAATTGGACAACCACACCACTATAAACAATTTTATCAAATGGTTGATTATCATATAACAATACTTGATAGCTTTCATCAGGTATCAATAAACTACTATTGTTACTATTAGCTGTTGATTTTTCAACGTAGAATCTTAATAAATTTTTATCACTAAAGCCAGCAAGTCTGTATACTAATCTAACATCAACATTGTATAGCAAATCAGTAATGTTAGTGGTTGCATCAATGCCCACTTGTTTTTCAAAGTCAACAATCCAATTGATATAACTTGTTTTAGCAGTGCCATTACCATAAATCTCTACATCGCTTATAACTAAATGACTACGGTCATTAACTAGATATTGATTAAATTCTTCATTAAATTTATAGTTGTCAATGTCAACTCCTAAATTAAAGAATTCTGCAGGTTTTGTCAATGCTAATATACGCATTAAATCAAACGGCCATGAACTACTTCTACGATATGAGAACTCTGCAGGCCCAACATCTCCTACTATCCAATCACGGTTGAATGATGTGTTACTATAGTTACCGACAATAGAAACAAAAGGTGATACTATATTACCTTCACTGTCAACTGGTAATACTTGTAATAATTCAGGACGAATTGCTTGTGGTATGACAACTGGATTACCATTATTCCAATCAATACCTTGTGCTAAATCATTCCACAATACTAAGTTATCGCTTGTGTATGGAGAAGGGCCATATCGTGTTTCCCACCATGTTGGTTGATCTGTAAAGCCAAGCATTTCCCATGGACTAGTATCCGGCGTACTAGTATCATAGAAATATTCATATACACCTCTCCAATATCCTTGAGGAATAACTTCTCTGTTTATTTTATTACCACTTTGATTATAATTGTATGTAAATTCGTTATTAGCACTATAAAACTGAGTTTTATAATTAATTCTATTTTGACCAACCCAATCTAAGAAACTAGTTGAGTAAATCTGTAATATTTCATCATAACTATAATCAGTATCTCTAAAGAAACCAGGCAATACTTCATATTCTTGTATAGGAATAACATTGCTTAATTTCAAGTTGTTATATATACGTTTTTCAAATTCAAGTAATACCTGATCTCTGAAATCAATTAATACTCCGTCAATGTAATCACCATATAATTTATTATATGACCCATCATGCCCTACAATAAAATATGTAGGTTGATAATATGCAGTATCTAATATAACTGTAGGTATCGTTGAGGGATATAAACCTAATTTAGTAGGAGTATTTGGAATATAACTACCGTATGTTTGATTATATTCTTTAATAGTAATTTGATCACCGGGAGCCAAATCCAATGTTACTGTTAACGATGGGCTATCACTACTGATTGTATAATCAACTCCATTGATTAATTGTGTTATTATTCCTAATGTATTAGTTAAATAAACCAATACCCCATTATAATTAGCTGTGGCAAAATTATATATTTTACTTAATGGATATATACTTACATCCAATGCGTTTGCAAAACTATACGTGTTAGTAATGTATGCCGCTTTTGACGGCAACATGTCGCTCCAAAAGAAACTATTACTATCTGTTTTTGCGCTAGTAATTACATCTAATGCATTATCTAACATAGTTGCAGGAGATAACCGTTCAGTAAAATCTGTCGTATTAATTGTGTCAACTAATAATGTTTTGAAAGTAATATATTCTCTACCATTATACATTAATGCATTGAACAGATTCTGATTTTGTTTACGTAAGAATGCTCCGGGTAATACTAAACTTGCACTATTCTGAATAATTCTATTACCATATGGAACCATATTACCCAAGTCACGGTAATTATTTGCACCAAATACATTACCGGTAGTATTTGGATTATTATAAAAACTACTTTGATATTGACCACGTATATCACCTACATTGACAGAAACAATATCTTCATTCAGTGGGTTATTATTTAAATTAATAGGTATACTATAATAGGCTGTTTCACTTACCTGATCGCTTAATAACAATATTTCAACTACTGTATCTATTTCTGGATTAGGTACTGAAAAGGTTACTATAGTTTGTGTAGCTGTAGTTTCTACTGTATAATCACTTGAATATTGTATTTTATTATTTACAAAAAGTTGTATAGTAGGCCATGGACTATCGGTGTTAGCTAGTTTAGCAATATCACATGTGTATGTTGTGGTAGGGTTTGCGGCAAAATAATCAAATTCAAATATTTGATATTGTACGCTAGGCCCAACTGCTGTTTGCCAACCCAATTGCCTTGTTGAAGTTGTTAAATCACTATAATTATAAACATATCCTGTATTAACTTTTTGTGTAATAGGAACAGTTCCACTTACATAGTTAAATGATTCTGAGTTTAATGACACATCAAAACTGATGTCACCTATATTATCAATAGAGCTATACGTTAATGGAAATCCTAGTACAGGATCATCTATGCCCGAACCAATACCGTATGCAAATAATTTATTACCGGCAAATGACGTACCAACATATATGTCACGATCACCAAAACTAATTCCATTATTGTCAAGTATATCAAATAATGGTGGTTGATTTACTGTAGTTTTTTGTTGACTTTCTTGCCAATTAGTACCATCAAAGTGAAAATCCATGCCTTGATAGTTATAACCTCTAAATGCAAATGTTTGTTCATCTGTTAAAACCAGTCCATCTTCTGCTTCTGTTAATGTAATTACCGGAGTGTCTCCAAACACCAATGTAGAAAATCTAACGACATATATTTTATTTCTTACATTTAATGTGGTGTCGGCTGCAAACACAATACGTGCTCCATCAAATACTGAATAACTATCGTTTTGTATATCGTTAGCAATGAATGATGATTCATTTGAAGTTGATACTATAGTTTGTGATCCAACCCAAGATACTGTTAAGGTTAATGTAGTTGTTCCGGTTATAGCAGTGATTTGACTATTTCTTGGCAACACATTAGTACTATCATTTATATATTGACCAACTTGAAATGCGCCAGTAACGGCTGAGGATAAGATAGAAATAGTAGTAGATGTACCTGTAGTACCTACAATTGATCCAGTATATGCTGTATATACTTCTACATCAGGGTAATAACTTTCTTGCCCGGCAACACCGGTAACATCATTGAATGCATCAGTTGTTCTGAAATCAATAAAGTCAATTGGTGGTTTGCCAACAACTCCTGCGTCAAACAAACGTAAATTAGGATAAAATTCAATAATAGGACGATTAGCTTTATTGTCAGGTGTAGCATATAGTGTAGCTAATTCTGGATTATTAGTATAGGTAGCTGTTGCATTAATTACGTCAATATGAAACCATCTGTTACTTCTTGACCATGGGTTTTTATCAATACTGTTTCTAGCAATAGTAATATAATCTTGTAACACAGGGATATACAAGTTAACATCAAAGTTTCCAATATCATATGGTGTTGTGTCAAACGGTATATATGTACCCTGAGTAAACGGTTCAGGGGCTACAAAATCAGTAACTGGAATTAATTCTATTGCTGTACCCACACCCTCAACATAAAATCTAATATTCTCATAGCTAACAGGATATATTTCTCCTGATAATATTACTTTTAATCCATTAGTAAATACTACTCCATTTGGAGATGTATAGTTTGCTTGACCTATAATATCAGTAAGCACATCAATACGGTTAGTTGTATTACTAGAGATTAATCTAATTTGTCCTACTTTATTACTTGACGTTCCATCTTGATAATACAATGTATCAAGTATTGCACTTAAATAAGGAATTAAAGTAATTACACTGCCGGTAGTTCTGTAGAACGTTCTACCAATATACTCTGTACCAAAATTAGCTGTAATGTTTTCTTCAACTGGAATTGTAGTACCGGCAACTAACGTTATTGTGGGGTCTGTGATATCACCGGTATATGTAATGGTATAAAATGTTGTTTCATTTTCATTATTATAAAACATTAAAGTAAGACCGTCTATTGAGGTGATACCATCTATTCCATTTGTCAAACTACTGAGTAATACCCCGTCAACATTAGCATACAATAATGTAGTTACTAAATCAACACGATTGTTGCCGGGTAATTCATATTCATCTTGTGCAGTTTTAAAAGGAACAGTAAATGTTACTATGCCAACTTCAGCACCGTTATTATCAACACCCAATACATCACGTGTCTGTACGTTAGGCTGATTAGGGTCATACCCAGTAATGCCCGGCATTCCTTGAATCCAAAATTCACTAGCTTGATTGACATTAAATGTATATGTACCGCCACGCAATAATGTAAGTGACGGGTTAGTAGAGCCTTGTGATTGACCAGTAGCAGTTACTAAATATCCATTTGGAGTACTTGTGATAATATAATCTGTAGCATTGTAAACAGTTTCTGTACTAACTGTTACGGCTTCGGGTCCTTCAGGAATCCAATAATATTGGTTGAAGTTAATAATCTTATCCAGGTCTGTAAAACTGTCCCATGAATAAAATTCACTAGTAAACAATCTATTATTGTCACCTGTCAATGCGCCTTCTAATTTTAATCCATCAATTATACCTGGATAGCTTATAAAATCTTGTGCAGTGCTTGTGTCTTTTTTTAGAAATACTACACCCGGATCTAATTGATAATCTGTTCTAGTTTTTGTAGGTTCTGTTACGTAATAATTTTTAGCATTAACACCATACCCAAATCTACTACCAATGTAACCTTGAATTCTTTTAGTATTTGGTTGGTCTACTATCTGATCCAACGTTGCGTTTAAAAATTGACTATTGGTAGTTGTTTTAAATATTTCAGGTAGAAAATTTAATGTTCTAATTCTTGTTGCCATTATTTCTCTCTATGGTTATATATTACTTATCTTATCTGTAACTGTGCTGGTGTAAGTGCCGCAATCACAAGAACATCATTTGCTGTTGCTCCATTGGCAAATATTTCATACGGAGCTGATTTAATCTCATATAAATCTCCAAAACTCATTGTGGGATCATTTGGAACTAATACAGCGGAGCTAATTAAATCTCCTACTTGAGCGTGTAAATATGCACTTAATTCACTGAAGTAAAAAGTATCTCCAAAATTCCAATTGTTAATATTAAAATATGTATTCATGGCAGACAGAACTGCACTACGTATTTCACTATCACTTGCATTTGTATTACCTGCTCTAATTACTTTAACAGTTGCTCTTAATTGAGTTGGCGCTTTAGGTCCAAATAATGGTAAAAATACTACGCTATTCAATATAATACTATCACTTAACATCTTGTAATCATTTAATGATCCATATGCCTGTGTCAATTCATTAATTGTTGGTTTGTCTGGTATTGGCACTGTATCGGTAATGTCTTGTAACCAGTTTTGATAAGCAGTATAGTAAGCCTGTGTAACTACATACAAATCAATAATGTTTGTAGTAGCGGGATCAATACGTGTTGTATTATTACTATTATGACGATATTGAAATTGTAGTCCTTGACGTCCTGGTTTCATAATATATTGTGGTTGTTCAGTTACAATATAAAATGGTGTGTTAACTGTTTGATCTTGAATTGTTGTGTAAAATAAATTATCAGTAAATGCATAGAATAATTGACCTTCTGGGTACTCATACTTAACTATTTCAATTTGTGTTTTGGTTGAATAGATATACACTACATCGGTTGATGGTATTAATTGGTAACGTGAAAGATTTACCGCATCTTGTAATAATACAAAGAATGTATAAATTCCTATATTAGTATTACCATTAACATAACCTGTTACCTCTGTGAAAAAGTCTGGGTTACTTACAATGGTTCTATCATTAACATCTATACTTGCTACTTCAACTTCAAAATCATTTACATAGCCGTCACTTTCAACTGTTTGACCAATAATACTGGTAGTAATAGGTGTCGCTAATGGATAATTACTACTAGGTTGTGTATTGGTTGCTAATACTTTAACAAAGTCTTGTAATATTTTTCCACTAAAAGGATCATATACTAATTTACCATTTTCAAATGTGAAACGTGTATCAGCGACACTACCAAAATAGTATGCCAATGAGCGATATGATATACTATAACGATTACTTCCTAAACTTAATATATTTACAAAATAATTACTAGCATCATATGTACCAATACTCCATCGATCTTGTGCTATAGTTAAACTGTTATCAAATATTAAACTAAAGCTTTGATTTAATTCCATTCTAACAATACATTCTTGTATTACTATATTAGGTAATGAGTTATCAAATGCAGGTAATATAGTAGAAACAATTGCACCTTGAGGCACATAACCATTTAATGTTATTGGACCTAATCCGTTACTAAATGCACCTTCACCATTATTATATCCGTCACCCACTACATTTAATACAGTAGTCCATATATAAGTTTTATCTGATGGGCTAGCTATGCCGGCTATTAAACGATTTGTGTCGCTAAAATAATATCCAGCTGGAGCAGTAAATTTCATCATTGCACCTTTAGTAGTGTATTTCATATTATAGGTAGAATATGTTCCTACAGGTATAGGAGTATTATTGCTACCATTAATGGTAAAGAAATAACCAGTTAAACTACTAGCATTAACTGTTTGTTCTTGCCAATATACTGTACCGTCACCGGAAGCCGCATTAACATTGTATCTCGTATAATCTTGTATATAATATTGTCTAGCACGATTATCTGCTAAGAGTGCACCTAATGTATCTGTTAGGAATGTGATGATATCGCCGGATGTAGTAATGGTTAATAATATATTACCATCAGTATCATCTTGGTACATACCACCGTCACTTGAGAATGAATTTGTGCTGGAGTATTTTCCGGTTGGATCTAATAGGTCTAAGTTTTTTGATACACCAACAGAACTACGGTTAATAGCTTTGCTTTTAACAATAGAACTGTATAATGTGTATGGGAAATTGTTATAATCTTCCCCATTAACCATTCTGTTCTGTGTATAATAGCGGGAAGGGGCACGTTGTTTAATGTTTGATAATGTTTCTCTTGCCTGTGCGTTTGACACTGGTGTCTGTAATTCTAATCCTAATGTAAGTGTTTCTGTTCGTCCTAACCTGCTAATATAACTTAGTGTGACCGATAGATTTTGCATCTCATTTGGATCAATAGTATATGTCAATGCATTACCTGCACGTACATATGCTCTAAATGTTCCAACTGGAATCTCGGAAAATACTCCATCACCAAAAACGTAACTAACTTGGTCGTTAAATCTAGAACCTACAGAAAATATTCTGCGAACACTATTTTCAGTTTGTAAATAAGCATCGGCATAAACATTCTCTACTTGATTCCATAACGTTCTATTAACTGCGGAACTGTTATCAGTACTTAACTGATATAACCAAGTATCGGTATTGTTAACACCTTGAATATCAATATCAACAACTTGATTTGAAATTTGTTGTTCTAAATTAAAATCAAAATTTTGCAATGTTCCTTGTTTGAAATAAAAGAAGAAACCTGTATTTGGACTACCGTAACCTAATTTGTCATTGCGATAAGCCATATTCATTCTGCCACTTGGTGCAGGAGGAATTTCGTAAACATAATCTTCATCCAACGTAGTGGAACTAACTAATTCAAAATTCATTGCTTGGTTATCTACAACCGAAGTGAATGGCACTATTGGTAATGTGTTTTGTGGAATATTAATTGTATACTCATCCGTTTTAATACCTGATAATTGTGCTGTATTACCCGGGCGTCCAACTCGCTGTGTGTTAATCAATGTTGCGTTGATAATTGTATTATATTGTTCTAACCAATTAACATTAGCAGGGTCATTCCACAATATAGCTTGATTGCTTAAATTAAATCCATTTAAATCCGTAATATTTTCAGTAGTTTGAATGCTTGTTACTTTAATATAACCCTGGCCAGCTAGGTTACGTTTAGGAGTATAGCTGATTAAATTTGCTAATTTAACAACACTATCTCTGCGTTCAGCCGTATCAATAAAGTTTTCACGGGCATTAAGATCACTACGGAATGCAAGACCTTGACCCATAAAAGCCATAACGTCCATTAATGCTATGAATTCACTTGATTCAATGTAATCATTAAAAGTTTCTGGATAGTAAACACGTATATAATCTATAAAACTTTTACGTAATGTTTCATAGTCATATGAACGGAAATCGGCTTCACGGAAGGTTTGATAGATTGCCTTCCAATCGTTAACGCCGAATAATGCTGATTGTCGTGAGCTGGTTGCCATAGTGGTGTTCTCTTTTAAGTATTTATCTTAAATGAAAACACCATTTTTGGAAGATTATTGAATTACTGCTGTATTTGTACTATTATTGAAGAAAACACTAAGAATTTCTGCATTATTAAAAGGTGCAACGGCTAGTTCTACTTCAAGTAATATACCGTTTTCTTGAGGATATGCGCTAACAGTATTAACTATCATTCTTGGGTCTTGATTGGCCACTCGTCTGATTTCAGTTTCTAATTTGTTCTGTACATCAAATGTATTTGGCTCAAAAACAAAACTCCAAAGTGTAGTCCCGTATCCTGGATTGCCTACCTTTTGACCTTGTTGAATATTCAATGCATTAATGAAATCTTGTATAACTAATTGTTGGTCAACTAACCTAAACTTTTTGCCGGGTATAACTGGTTGTACCATAGAACCCACACCACCCGCAATACCCGCTGGTAAATTAGTAGATCGGGGCTTGTTAGCGTTAATTGTACTGAAACCAATGTATGTTGGCATATTGTTATCCTATAGTATATTTATGTTATGCTGTCATGGAGCCACTAGCGGTAGCTGACGCATTTATTTTTTTTCTTAAATCTTCAATTTGTTTATCTAAATTAGTTATATTTTCTCTAGCAGTATTGAGGGCCGCTTCTGCACTTGCAATGCTTGGATCGCCTGCAGGTAATTCAGTTTTAGCTTTATTACTAGCATATCTAGCATCATTTAGTTCTTTTTGTAAGTCAAATCGTTTATCACTTAGTGTGTTAATTTCTTCTGTTGTTTTATTATATTCTGCAATACTACTTTCAGATTGAGTTGTTCCCAATGTAGCCGGATTTCCTTCAAAATTTGGCATTGGTATCTTTGCACTACCCAACAACGATGTTATTGATTGAGTTAATTCTCCTCTATCGGTGGTATTAATAGCTACTGTTGGTAATTTAATTTGTACTGCACCTCCTGAACTCATTGAACTCATTGCGGCATTTAATTGTGCGGCTGCACCAGCCGGTAATCCAGCAGATGCCAATGATGCCAATGATAATTTTCCACTCTTTAAGTCATCCAACCCTTTTGTTAATGCTCCGGCTGCACCTGTAACTGCATTTAATGCACCTGAAGAGGCTAGTGGGTTAATTGATGTTAAGCTAGATATACCATTTGTAATTGATGTTGCTTGACCAATTAATCCTGTTACTGCGCTAACTCCCGGCACACTATTAATTGCACCAACTGCATTATCAACTATTGCCGCTACTGCACCTCCACCTGGCAATGATCCCAAACCAGTAGATAAATTTGCTGTTATACCCGTCGCTGTTTTTAATAATCCAGATGCTACTCCTGTTACTGCACCTATTGCTCCGGTTATTCCACTGGTAACTGACCCTACTACTCCACTAATTGCACTAGTTATTCCACCTGTTACTGCACCTATTGCTCCGGTTATTCCACCTGTTACTGAGTTTAATGCTCCGGTCAATGAATTCGCTGCCGGAGCTTGGGCGGCCGCTTGTGCTTTTTCTGTTATCTCTTTAATATTTTGCGGGACACCAACAGCTAGTGTTGGTAACGCACCGCTAATTGCCGAAAATGCACTACCGGCAACACCCTTAGCACTATCTAATAATCCTGATATACCAGCAACCGCGCCCTTTGCCATACCAGTTAGTGAAGTTGCAATACTACTTAGACCACCAGTAACAGTAGATGCCAAGTTACCTGCAAAATTACCTGCAGAAACTAAACTTGTGGCTGACCCTAATACAGTATTCAATGCTCCAGTCGCCGCACCTACTACATTTGATATTGCTCCATTAACTGCTCCTGCTACTGCGCCAGCCGCATTGCTAACTAAATTTACAGTATTTTGTATGCCGGCTGTAGCGGCTGACATTACCAATCCTGCTATAGCTGTACCTGATTCTTTTCCAGTAATCAATCCAGTTTGTGTTAATGCTGTTTGTGCTTGAGTTAATGTTTGTACAGCACCGGCAACTTGTGCTACCGGATTATTTACATAGCTAGTTAAGTTTGAAGCTCCGTCTTTACCTGTAAACAGATTTGGTGTACATGCTTGTTGTATTGTTTTACCACTTTCTACTAAATTGTTAATTAATGCGGCCGCACCCGGTTTGATAACTCCACATGCTTCTAATTGTGCAGGACTTTGTGCCATAGCGCCAATGGCCGCTACGGGGCCTGTTGCAGTTTGTACTACACCTGCACCCAATTTAACTGCATCCGCAGCCGAACCTACTGCGGCTAATGTTGATATTTGACCAACTATAGTGCCTGTTGTGTTTTTATCTAATGCCGCACTAATTGCTGCCGATGGGGGTACTGTGGATGCGACAGATGCAGTGACCGGTGATGTGACCGGAGATGATCCGGTGCTGGCATTTGCTGCCGCTACTGCTGAACTTGGTGCAGCCGGTAATGCCGCACTCGCATTGTTATTAACTTTAACATCCACACCTTGATTTGCACTAGCCCATGGTGCATGAGCAGGTGCTCTACTTACAATACTTAATAATTTGCCAGGTGCCGCTAACCAACCCTTAGTGGCATCATTTAATGTATCAGTATGTGCTACTACTGGTAATGGTTTAACTTCTTGAGGAACTAAACTTGATGCTCCTGTATTTAAATTAATCTTACTACCGTTAAAATATGTTATAGAATCACTATAAAATGATGAATCGGCTGCGCTAGCAAAACTCATCTTACCATCTACTTTAGTTGTATATGTACCAGAAGCATATAAACTAAAATCTGTTCCAACTTTGTGTGTGGTTTGTTTTTCACTATTAATTGCAATAGTATCAGCACTTATG